GACAGCAACAGAACAGAGAAACAAGATAGCATTAAACGATGCAGATTACATTTCAGGATTAGTAAAATTAGTAACAGGATTAGATATATTTAGCAACACTCGAAAAAGAGACCACATTGAGGCAAGGTCTTTACTTTACGTAATTCTAAGAGAAGATTACGGAGCAACATATCATTGGATAAAAGACTATATGGAAAGCAAAGGCAAGTCCTGCGACCACTCAACAGTTATTCACTCAGTCAATCAGTACGAAATGTATAAGATGTATAGCAAGTATTTAGAAGATTGGAGGCAAATGATTTTAAACAAGATTGTGCAGGAAAGGTATTAGTGTGCATTTAGTGATAACTGTTAAAAAAAAATAGTTATATTTATACAAATAAACATTAAAATATTAGAATGGAATTAGTAAAAATATCGAAAGTAAATGCAAATCCTGAGAATCCAAGAGTGATAAGGGATTATAAATTTAAGAAATTAGTAAATTCTATAAAGGAGTTTCCTCAGATGCTTAAATTAAGGCCTATTGTAGTTAATGAAGATATGGTTGTGTTGGGAGGTAATATGAGGTTAAAGGCCTGTAAAGCAGCAGAACTAAAAGAGGTTTGGATTCTAAAAGCCACAGACTTGACTTTAGATCAACAGAAAGAATTTATTGTAAAGGACAATGTCGGCTTTGGAGAATGGGATTGGGACGTATTAGGCAATGAATGGGACACGCAAAAGTTGGAAGATTGGGGTTTAGAATTTATGCCATTTGAAGAAGAAGAAGTTTTAGACGCAAAAGAAGATGATTTTAATGAGGAACTTCCAAAACAAGCAAAAACTGTTTTAGGAGATTTATATGAAATAGGAGACCACAGATTACTTTGTGGGGATAGTACAGATGTAAATAAGGTTGAAAAATTAATTAATAAATGTGATGTTAATTTATTGACAGACCCACCTTATGGTATAAATGCAAATAAACAAACTCTTGGTAGTGGTAAAAAGAATTTTTATAGAGGAGAAGATTGGGATATTGAAGTTCCTAATTTTTATTATGTGTTAGATTTAGTTGATAAAGCTATTATTTGGGGTGGTAATTATTTTGCAGACAAATTACCAATTAATAATGATTGGCTGTGTTGGCATAAAAAAAATGATGGATTGAGTTTTTCTGAATTTGAGTTAGCTTGGAGTAATATTGGAAAAAATTGTAGAATGTTATCACACCATTGGGGAGGTGAGAAAAAACAACACCCAACTATGAAGCCCATAAAAGTTATGGAGTGGTGCATTGATTATTTAGATAGTAAACCTATACTTGATATATTTCTCGGTTCAGGTTCTACAATGGTAGCAGCACATCAATTAAAACGTAAATGTTACGGAATGGAATTAGACCCTAAGTATTGTGATGTAATAGTGAAAAGAATGCTTAAATTAGACCCAACATTAAAAGTAAAAAGAAACGGAGTTAATATAAATAATGAATTTAAATTGTAAAAAATGATTGAAAAAGTAAACCCACAACACCCTGATAAAATAGCAGACCGAATTGCAGGAGCCTTAGTTGATTATGCTTATACTAAAAATAAAAATCCTAAGATTGCGGTAGAAGTTTTAATAGGACACGATTATTGCACTATTATATCTGAAACCTCTGTTAAAACAGAAAAAACAATAGTAGAGAATATTGTTAAAAGAATAGCAGGAGATTTAAAAGTTAAATACATAGAAGTTCCGCAAGATGTTTATTTAAATAAAAATCAATCAAAAAAAATAAAAGCAGGAGATAATGGTATTTTTAAAGGAATCCCTATTGATAATGAAGTTAAAGAGCTTTCAGAAATTGCAAAAAAAATATATAAAAAATACCCAACAGATGGAAAGTATATATTAGACAACAAGAATCAAAGATTAATTATATGTCAATCAAACGCAGAGGCTAAAGATCTGAAAGAATATATTGGTAATAAATATGATTTAGTAATAAACCCTTTAGGATATTGGACAGGTGGTATTGATGTTGATAGTGGAGCTACAAATAGAAAGTTAGGTTCTGATATGGGTAGAGCTGTAACAGGTGGAGGCCTGCACGGAAAAGATTTGTCTAAAGCAGATGTTTCTGTAAATATTTACGCACATTTAAAAGCCCAAAATGAAAATACAATAGTAGATGTTTGTTGTGCAATAGGAGATCAAAAAATAGACGGAAAGTATTATAATGAAATAGTAAAAATATCAAGAGATTATATAAATTCAATTGGTGGATTTGAAAAATTTGCTGAATGGGGAATAGTTTAAAAAATATGGAAAAAATATATCTTACAGAAATAAATGGTAAAATGTCTTACAAAAAAGGAAAGAATGGTTATTGTTACACTTTTAACAAGAATGAGGAAAGTAGAATTAAAGCATATAATAACGCAAAAAATTCATATAAGAAAAGTAGTTAATTGGACAGCATCAGCATTATTAATTATAGCAGGTATATTAATCTCAGGTAAATTTAAGTATTTTCAATATAGCTATATACTTTTTTTTATAGGGCATTTAATTTATGTTTTAAATTTTATAAAAGACAAGGAATATAGTTACGTTGTAGCAAATTTATTTTTTTTAAGCATAGACATATTAGGTATATATAAATGGATATTATGAAAGAAAATCAAAACAGAACCGAACACCATAAAAAAGCAATGATAGCAGCTTTGGAAAAGTCCTTAGGGATAGTTACAACAGCCTGTAAGAAAGTTGGAATAGGTCGCACAACATTTTACGATTGGATCAAAGAAGACAAGGAATTTGCAAAAGAGGTTAATCAGATCCAAGACATCGCATTAGACTTTGCAGAGAGTCAATTACACAGTCAGATAGGAGATGGAAGTACAGCGGCCACAATTTTCTACCTAAAGACCAAAGGCAAGAAACGAGGTTATGTGGAAAGGCAAGAGATTACAGGAATAGAGGGCACAAAATTATTTGAAGTTGAGATACTAAAGAATGACAAAGAAGATACAGAGTAATATTGTCTTTGAACACCTAAACAACCTTTCTAAGAAGATATTAGTAGAGCAGGGTGGTACGAGGTCAGGAAAGACATATAACATTCTCTTATGGATTATTTTTAATTACTGTAATGCAAACACAGGAAAGACTGTAACCATTTGTAGGAAAACATTCCCTGCTGTACGAGGTACAGTTATGAGAGACTTTTTTGAGATACTAAAAGAATACGATTTGTATTTCGAGGAACTACATTCCAAATCCACAAATGAATATTTCATAAACGGAAACAGAATAGAGTTTATATCATTAGATCAACCACAAAAAATTAGAGGACGTAAAAGAGACTTGCTATTTATAAACGAGTGCAACGAATTAAATTACGAAGACTTTCAGCAGCTTATATTCAGAACCCAAGACAACATAATATTAGACTTTAATCCATCAGAGGAGTTCCATTGGATATATGACAAGGTACTGACAAGAGAAGATGTAGAGTTTTATCAGACATCATACAAGGACAACCCATTTCTACCTCAAACGCTTGTAGATGAGATTGAGAGGTTAAGAGACACAGACGAAAACTATTGGAGGGTATATGGATTAGGAGAGAGAGGACAAAGTAGGTCTCTTGTTTACAATTTTAAAACAACTAAGGACATACCTGCAACAGCTAAACTTTTAGGAAGGGGATTAGATTTTGGGTTTAGTAATGACAGCACAGCAGTTGTTGAGACTTACGTAGAGGGGAATAATATGTATGTGAGAGAGTTGCTTTACAGGACAGGAATGACAAACCAAGATATTGCAAGGGAACTCGAACGTATAGGATTAGATAGGAGAGATGAAATATGGGCAGACTCAGCAGAACCAAAAAGTATCGAGGAAATATACAGAATGGGTTGGAATATTAAAAAGACTTTTAAGGGTGCGATAAATATTGGTATTGATATGGTCAGGAGGCACAACCTTTATGTTACTGAGGACAGCGTAAACACAATTAAGGAGCTAAGAAATTATAAGTACGTAGAGGACAAAAATGGAAACTTGACAAACAAGCCAATTGATCTATTCAACCACAGTTTGGACGCCCTGAGATATAGCATTGTAAACAAATTAAGCAGGCCCAATTACGGAACCTACGCAGTCAGATAAAAAAGTTTTTTAAAAAAAGATAGTCGGTTTTTTGGTCGAATGGTTTAAGTTATATATTTTAGCGGTATATTAATTAACAAAAACAGATAATTATGACAAATCAACAAGTAGTAAACGAATTAAACAAAATGACAAATAACGCAGAGGTATTGACAACTGTATTAAAAAAGTACAATTCAAACTATTACACCAAAAACCTTACCGAAGAAGAAAACGTTTTAATATATGACAACCTAAAGATTTTGGACGTGGTAAATTGGGATTCTGAAAGGTTGGATAATTACATAGCAAGTAACAAAAGATTGATAAAGTCCTTATCTTAAAAATTATTTAAATTGGTTTTAGTTAGAAGGAGTCAGCAGAAATGTTGGCTCTTTTTTTTGTGTTATAATTTATGTATCTTGTTCGT